GCTGATAGTGGGTTGCGGAGCCGTCCGGTTGTCAGTGCTGATAGTGGGTTGCGGAGCCGTCCGGTTGTCAGTGCTGATAGTGGGTTGTGCCGCCAGTTGAGAAACCGGTCCTCCGATACCGAGCGCCCCCTTCAGCCATTCTGGCATCTCAAACAGGCTCAGGAACCAATCCTTGATGGACTTGCCGACCGTCTGCAACCCGGTCAGGATATCGTTAGCCATCTGGGTGCCGGTAGCAACCAGATCAATGTTGAACCACTCCTTGATCAGTTCTTGGATACGGGCGCCCACACCGCTCCAGAACCCATACAGAACAGTCAAGTATGCGCGAAAGCCAGAGACAATTATTGAACCCCAATCAGTATTGGTAAAAATATCTCTGACCTTGTCAATTAAGGATTTGACAAGGTCAGCTCCCATCTGGATGCCAATATTGCTTAGGTCTACATTAAACCATTCCAAAATCAACTCACGGATGCGGGCACCTACCCCCGTCCAAAACCCGTAAAGTATAGACAAGTAAGCCTGGAAACCTGAAACAACAGTATTGACTACTGCTCCCCAATCAGTCCGGGTAAACAGACCAATGATTGCGTCACCAATAGTTGTTACAATGTTGAGGTAATTCACTATTGTGTTAACAATAGCATCAACCAAGAATTGGCCGGCCTGAGCCCCGAGCTTTACCCAATCGATGTTGCTCAACCAGGTTCCGAAAGCAGCGCCAGCGGCTGCCAAAGTCTCGGGAAGTTTCTTGACCCAATCGATGAATGAGCCGATGACAGACTCACCACCTTGAAGGTAGGAAATCAAGTCGTCAATAGCTAGACCGATAGCAATGAAGGCGGTCAGGATTGGGAAAGCCCACACCAGGAGCACGCCGAACGCCACGCCGAGGGCGATGAGTACAGGTTTGATCGAATCAAAGTTATCGATCATAAAGCGCGTGACTTCAGCAATTCTGGTACCAAGAGCCCAAAGTACACCGGAAAACCAAACAAGTGTCTTGCTGGCGCTTTGAGCCCACTCGTCAAGTTTCCCTTCTTTGTCCAGGCGCTTGATGGTTAAGAGCAGTCGCGTAAGATAAGTGCTAACCACTCCGAAAAACCCAGCATCCCCGATCCGACGTTTGAAGTTGGTCCACGAGTCACCGAGGTTGGACATCATGCCGTTCCAGGTACGGGACTGACGGTCCATCGCACCTGAGAAACGGTTTCCCATGGTATCCAGCAGGTACTTGCTGATTTCATCGGAGGAGTTTTTGACGGTCTTGGTGAGCTTCTTTCCGTTTTCGGTCCAACTGAAGGTGACGTTGTCTCCCTCTTTCTTGGACTTTATTCCAAACTCCTTCAGACGCTCAAACTCTCCCGTCTGGGCGTCGGCAAACGCTTCAATTGCTTGGTTTAGGCCCTTACCCATAGCGGACGCGGTGTCGCCCAGCGTTTTCAGAGCATCGTTCGCTACGGGATCAATACCGTAGGCTTTGAGCTTAATGAACGCATCCGTGACTTGGGCAACATCATATGGAGTGGTTTCAGCAAATCCACTGATCCAGTCCAGTGACTTGCTGGCTTGTTCGCTGCTCCCTTCGATGGTTTCAAGGGTGGCCTGGTAGCCTTCAAATTCAGCAGAGGTAGAAATGACAGACTTGCCCAGAACAGCCATACCGGCTGCAGCGGCTGCGGTGGCGATCCGCATACCCACACCGATGGCGTTGCCCACCCTCTCAGCCGTCTGCTCCATGCGCTTGAGGGAACCCTCATAGCGCCGGGCCACGTCTTCACCGGTGATGTCGTAACCCAGGAGGGCGATGAGCTCGTCAGCGACTGCCATTTGATTTGCGGGCCTCTCTCACCTTCTCTGACTCAGCTGCCTTGAGGTCAAGCGCCTCATGGGCATCGAGTACATCAGCGAGGGTGACCCATTCTCTAAGGTCGCGCTGCGTATAAAGTGGAGGTTCAGCCAGGATTGGCCTCCACAGGAAAAAATTGAGGTTCGGCGCGATCCGTCGAACCTCTCCTGGCGTCAGGAGCCCAGGACCCTCTTGATGCCGCCGTTGCCCAGGGCTCCTGCGAAAAAATCCCCAAGTACCTCCTGAAGAATAAACGTCACCAGGGGGAAGAGGTCGCGTTTGTTCTGGGTGAAGTCCTGGTCGATATCTGCGGTTTCCCATGCGCCGCTCGGAGTGGAGAGCTGGGACATGGATACCACATCCGAGAGCAGCCGCGCCACGCCGTCCGGGTCCGCCTTGGCAAAGATATCAGCCAGAGCCGCCACAGCGGCGGCATCGGACGCGGCTTTGGCGTCTGGGTCAGTTTTTCCCTTCTCTCCCAGCCCAGCGAGGATGACCGGGAGGCGGTCAACCCCGCCCCCGATAATCTTCAGCAAGCGTACCTGCAGTTTGATGGCGTCAGTCGCGAGGACATGCCCAACGCGGAACAAACGACCGCCAATCTTTTTCTCAGCCATTTAGGTCTCCTTTTCTCAGCTTTCGTTCGGGATGTTGGGCGTCCAGTTACCGGACACGAGCACCCATTCGCGCACAGTGGCATTGGTACCCATGGTGAGGTCGGCAGCCTTCTGGACGAAACAGTCGGTACCGTTGCCCCCCTCGTTGCTGCCGCTGTCGATGAAGTCGAACGGAAAGCCCCGGAGGATGCCTGCCCGCTGGGCCTGCCACTTCTGGATCAGCTGACGGTGGGTGGACGAATTGGGTTTCAGCCGGATCGTAATGGTAGCAGACTTGTCTGCCGACTGGCTGAACAGCGAGGTTCCGTCAGCCCCGATGAGCATCGTACCGACGTCCGCGCCGGGAGTAGCCTGAATGGGGTTGTCCCCGTCCATAAGCCCAACCACACGGCGACCGTCCAAGGTCGCCGTGACATTGAGCATCGAGTAAGCAATGGCCATTGATCAAGCTCCTCAGAACGTCATGGTGTAATTGATGGTGGTGTAGTGAACCGCACCGGCGTACCGGAAATTGACCTCAATGGCCGGGGCGATGCGGGCCTTGCGCTGGCTTTCCGGCACGTCAAAAATAGACGGGACCGTGACCGTAAAGGCGGGTTCGTACTCGCCCGTCTGAGGGTTCTGGTCGGTAGCGACGATACCCGCCCGCACCCCCAGCGCCATGATACTGCGCGGAATAGAGGCCAGCTGCTGCATACCCTGGTCAGTATAGGGGATGCGCGCATTGTTGAGATACATTGCCAGAGCTTCTTCCTCAGTCCGGGCAATGATCCAGTCGGTGGCGTGGATTTCGTCCACAAATACGTTCTGGGTGAGTACCGAGCCTTCAACCAGGAAGTTCTGGTCACCGATGTCGATGAGGGTATTGGCACAGTGACCTGCGCTCTCGCTCTGGCCGGTACCCTCCACAAATCCAGTAATGGCGGTCACCGCTGCAGAGCCGATATTCACTGCGTTGATACCGGGTGCTTTTTTGAACTTCAGCGTGTAGGCGCTGTTGGCATCGTCAAAGACGCGGGTGGACATGTAGGCGGCCATGGACGATGCCAGGTACTCGGATGCGTCGCTGTGATAAAACACAGCCGTCCGCTCCACAGTACCCTTNTGCCGNGCNGCGATNTTGGTATCGTCTTCCGGGTCCAGCATNNNGGNNTCGTTGCTGTCCANCATGGCNATTTTCGGCTGGGCCTCGGTCCACTCGACCAGACCGTCCAGATAGGGCTGGTCCCGCAGCGCGGCGTCGATTGTGAGCATATACCAAGCCTGGTCATAGTCCAGGATGGCGTCCAGAGAGGCGATGAAGTTTGCCTTCTTGGCTGCGTCATCACTGCCGGTGGGCGTGGCCGCATACCCGACCTTCAGGCGCGCCGGGCGCGGGTCTTGCGAAAACGCAGTGAGGGCTGAGATGTATACCGAGGTATTGGACGGATAGTCGGCTTTCACCTCGGCCAATGACGCATAAAGCTTGGTGCGCTTGGTCGCGTCCACCTGACCGGTCACCGCCGTNTGGGTCAGGATCAACTGAGTNCCAAACCCGCGCCGCGTCGGAAAATTNTCAGCGCGGGAAAGATTGACTTTTACAACGCGGCTGTAAGGAATGGTCGCCATATCAGGCCCTCTCTCCGNTATAAGTGAANTCGCGCTCTTCAATCACGTCGATGANAAAGCCATCGCTTGACTTTCCGCGCACGACGATATTCACCTGGGTTCTGGGCTCCCACTTCTCGCCCACAAGCTCAGGGATGCTGTTTGCTGCTCCAACCTCGTGAATTACAAGGTCGGGACGTAGTGGCTCCTGGACTTGGGACAAGTGAACCGCCGACTGGAGGCGGCGCACCAGGGTCTCTCCCGAGGCGCCATATAGAAAAAACAAGAAGACCCACTCGATCTCGATCTCAGGAGTGGCAACAGCGTCACCGCTCACGTTCGCGTAGTGGGTGGCGTCTTCACGGTCGTGAAGGTTGCGCCAATTTGCGAGGTCAACAACACCGTAAGGCGCAGCCGGCCGGTCAGCCTGCTGTCGGTCCTTGATAACTCGGACGCCCAGAAGGGCGCCCAGCCACTCAACCAATCTGCCGTGAACCTCGCTGTTGTTCAACNCTGTNCCCTCTTCATGGCNAACTTGGTNAATCNATCAGCCGGACGTGNCCAAACATGGACAACCCGGTACGTTTCACCACCATAAACGACTTCCCACTTNAGGGCAACTGAGGTACGCGACCACCCCACCATAGAGACTTCAGACCGAAGNCCCTCCGGTAAGTCTTGAAGCATCCGCCCAGACNCNGGCTGGATAGCCGCCNTACCGCTGACAGACGCAGGGACCNCNCCGAACACAGCNTTNCCNTGNGNGTCATAGGTCGCTCCAGCCGGTGGCTGAAATACCACAGGAACGGCNTCTGCNTCAATCGCTGATGCAACGTCGCTCACCGCTTGACCTCCCACGTCACCTTCGATCGCATCTCACCGGTGTCGATGAGCGGGTTGCTGGAGCCTTTCGCTGCGATCGTGCTGGGGGCGTTCGGCGGGTCCCGCAGGTTTGTAATCTCCTGCCGCACGTCTCCCTGGGCTAGGATGCCAAGCTTACGCATGGTCTGATCCAGGGTCGCGTCACCCCGGAGTATCGCGGCCCCTGCTGTCTTCATCGCCTCAAGGTATTTGGACCAATTCTGCCTGATAGCGTTCGTCAAAAACGGACGAGAAGGAATACCGCGGCTAGTACCGTAGTGGTTCCAAATGGCTCGGTTGACAATATCGCCGTCTGTCTTCCCAGCCGGAAATCCGACCTTCACCTGTCGA